TCTGTCACGACGGCGGTAAACAACCTTAAGACTTCGATCTCTACGGCATGGACGGGCATCAAGACGTCCGTATCCACAACAGTCACCAATCTGAAAACCTCTGTGGTGAACGGTTTCCAGGGGATGCTTACCAGCATTTCCTCCAAGGTGCAGAGCATCAAGACGGCAATCTCTAATGCCTTTACCGGAGCGAAAACGGCTGTCTCCAATGTGGTCAGCGGTGCAGTCTCCTGGGGTCGGGATCTGGTGGGCAATATCGCCTCCGGCATCCGGAACGCGGCGAGTACGGTCACATCGGCTGTGTCCAACCTTGCCAGTAAGATCCGCTCCTTTCTGCACTTCTCCGTGCCAGATGAAGGACCCCTGGCGGACATGGAGAGCTGGATGCCCGACTTTATGAGTAATTTGGCAAGTGGCATCAACAGCAATGTGTCCCTAGTGGAGACGGCGGCGAGCGGGCTTTCCACGACGCTTTCCAATTCCATCAAGACCTCTATGGTAGCGGTGCAGACGGCTTACACCAATGCCTGGACACAGATCGCCACCAGCACCACGGCAGCCGGAACGCAGGTCGCTACAGCGGTCCGCACGCTCTGGACACAGGTGCAGACAGCAACCACGACCAGCTGGACAGCGATCCGGACGGCCGTACAGACTGCGGTGATGGGCATTACGACGGTGATCCGATCCTCCGGGACCGGCATCCAGTCTGCCGTCAGCGCCACCCTTACCTCTATGAAGTCCGCTGTCAGCAAAGTGAGTGCGGAGATCAGCAAAAACATGTCCACGGCATGGAGCGGCTCCAATGGTACCACCGGTTCTATGTGGAAGCAGATGCAGAGCACGGTCACCTCCACCTGCTCCTCGATCCGTTCCACGGTCACTTCTGCCATGGGTGTGGTGAAGAACACCATCGCCAATACCTGGACGGCGGTGAACAGCAATACCTCGACCAGCTGGAACAGCATCAAGACAACGATCACCACAAACCTGACCGCGATCCGCACAGCGGTGACGACGGCTACGACGGTGATCAAAAACACCATCGCCAATACGCACACAGCCATCATCTCCAACACGACCACGAGCTGGACGACCATCAAGACGACCATCTCCACGGCGCTGACGGAGATGAAGAACAAGGTCACGGAAGTGCTGGCGGCCATCAAGAAGATCTTCAATGATACGTTTACAGAGATTGCGAACATCGTGAAGACCAAGATGGCAGAAGCCAATACCAATATGACCAGCGCCCTGAACACGATGAAGACAAATGTGTCCACGGCATGTGCTGCGATCAAGACCAGCGTGTCCAGTTACCTCAGCATGGGCAGTGATGCCTATCAGTGGGGCAGGGACATCTGCATCCAGATGGCGGCCGGTATCAACGCAGAGGCATGGAGAGTCACCAATGCGGCAAGCAACCTGGCAAGCGCCGTCGATAACACCCTCGGCTTCTCTGTACCGGAGGAAGGCCCTCTTTCCCATGCGGATGAGTATATGCCTGACTTCATGGAACTGATGGCGGAGGGCATCAAGAAGAGCGGCAAGGTCGTGATGGCTGCGGTACGGAGCCTGTCTGACTCCATGAGCGGTGTGTTTACCGGGCTCTCTATCCCGGAGATTAACGCGGGGCAGCTTGCCCTGGCAGGAGCGGGAGGCGGCTCTGTCAGCCACTCCAAGACCATCAACATGGGCGGGCTGACGGTCAATGTCAACGGCTACAACGTCCAGAACGATGATGACCTTGCGGACAAGGTTGCGGACCGCATCAATGCGATGCTGAACGAAGACGACTCGGTGTGGGGCAGGTAAAACTGCTCCCTCCGGGTCTTTACATATATCGCTCTCCAAAAGGAGAGCAGAAGGGAGACTCCGATGCAGAGAATGCCGATCCTGAGTGAGACAGACCTTTCACTCTTTGAACTGAAAACGAGATATGTCCGCAATTATCTGACTTTCGCCGGGAAGAACAGCAAGGACTTTCTGCTCTATATCTCCGGTCCTGGTGTGTATGACAGCCCAGCTGTGGATCTGGAATTGCAGACCGTCCCCGGCAGAAACGGTGACCTCATCCGCGAGAACGCGAAGGCAGGAGAGCGCAGGTTCAAGAACCTGGACATCAGCTACGATGCCTTCTTCTTTGGCTCCTTACCTCCGCGCACGGCCGCGGTGAAGAGCTGGCTGCTGTCCCCCGTGGGCTATCAGGTGCTCCATGACACCTACGATCCGGACTTTTTCCGTCTGGCATTCTGCAAAGATGCGGTGGCCTTTACACCAAAGCGGAATAAGGCGGCGACCATGAAGCTGACCTTCCATTGCCAGCCCCAGCGGTGGAGTGTGGAGGGTCAGCGGAAAATTGAGCTGACGGAGAGCGCCACGCTGCGCAATCCCTATGACTTCCCGGCAAAGCCCATCATCCGTGTTTATGGAGACGGCGAAGGAAAACTGTATGTAGGCGACCAGATCGTCAATATCCTCGCTAACGACGGGTATATCGATCTCAACTGTGAGACTCACAACGCCTATGACGCGCAGGGCTTTTGCAACGGCTACGTGAAGAGCGATGATTTTCCAGACTTGAAACCGGGCAGAAACACCATCTCCTGGAGCGGAAATATCCAGAAGGTCGAGGTAACACCCCGATGGTGGACACTGTGAGGAAGGAGGACGCGGATGATTCCTACGCTATACACAGAAACAGAGACGGCCTTTTCCTCCAACGGTATCGGCAAGCTGTGTGACGCGCTTTCCTGTTATGTGGAAGAAAAGCGGAACGGAAGCTTTGAGCTGAAGATGACCTATCCCTCCTTCGGCCTCCATGCGGAAGACCTGATCGAAGGGAATATCATCCTCGCAAAGCCTGCGGAACGGACGACCGTCCAGCCTTTCCGGATCTATAAGATCACAACGCCGCTGACCGGGTTGCTTGAGGTATGCGCGAGACACATCCAGTATCAGGAGAACTTCATCACGGTATCTCCGTTCTCAGCAGTAGGCTCTCAGGCGGCAATGGCGGCGATTGCGTCCCATGTGACCACACCTTGCCCGTTCACATTCTGGACGGACATTGATTCTTCTGCCACCTTCACCATCACCACGCCGGCGACTGTGCGCGGGTGTCTAGGCGGTATGGACGGCTCCATGCTGGATACTTACGGCGGTGAGTACGAGTGGGATATGTATATGGCAAAGCTCCATGGGCACCGAGGCGCTGACAGAGGAGTGAAGATCGTATACGGAAAAAACCTCATCGACTTCAAGATGGAGCGAAACATCGAAAATATGATCACCGGGGTGCATCCCTACTGGAAGCATTCAGAGGACGGTACGCTGAAGGAGCTGCCGGAGAAGGTGGTCACGATAGAGGGAGAGCGGCAATACGAGAAAATCTCCGTCCTGGACTGTACCAGCCAGTTCGAGAACGCTCCGACCGATGAGCAGCTCCGGAACTATGTGAAAAGCTACCTGCAGAACACGAGCTTAACCGAGCCGGACATCGACATCACCATCGATTTTGCCCAGCTCTGGCAGCTACCCGGCTATGCGGACATCGCGGAAGCGGAGCGGGTTTCCCTCTGCGATACGGTCCATGTGTATATCTCCAAACTGGGGATCGAAGTGAGCTGCAAGGTCACGGAGACAAACTACGATGTGCTGCTGGAGCGGTATAAGAGCATAACGCTCTCCAATGCGTCGGTCTACAGCCGCAATTCGTCTCTTTCCGGATCACTGGGGAGCCTGCGGGATGAAGCGCAGATCGCAACGGAAGCCATTAATCGAGTGGAGACACAAGTGACTGATGTTAGGACGCTGACGGTGCAGCAGGAGTACTTCAACCTTCTGGCATCCGGATTGTTCGGCCTGCATTATTCCTCCGGTCTGGAGACGGACGGCAGTACCATCCGGTATGCGCACACCAGTGAACGGATAGAGGACAGCGCCTATGCCTGGAAGAGCGGTATCAACGGATTCTTCATTTCCACGGACGGGGGGCAGACCTGGCGGTTCGGATGGGATACAGCGGATAAGGTGGTCAAGACTGCGGTGGAAGCGGTCGGCGTAAACGCCAACATCCTCGGCTCCGGCACGCTGCGGACAGCGCTGGTAAAGGTGCTCGGAACGGACACTTTTTATTGGCAGGGCGATGCCATTGTGATGATCCATCCCAGCGACAACACCAAGCTGATCAAGATCGGCCAGTACCTTCCGGACACCTACGGGATTGCTGTCAGCGCCGATGCCGGTGCAACCTGGACGCCTGCGATTGATTTTACAGGAGTGCGGGGAGGCAGCGGAGGAAGCACGATCATTTATCAGGATACGATAGCCAAGCAGGGCCTCGCGCCGACAAGCCCCTCTATGAATGATCTGTGGGTCGATACCATCCTGCATCGGCTGAAGATGTGGGACGGGACGGAATGGGTGGTTATAGGCTATGAGCCGCCTGAAGATCCCACGCCGGAGGAACCGGATGATCCCGGAGATGAGGGTGGTGAATCTGGAGGAGACGATGGAGAAGGCGGTGAATCCGGTGGAGATGAAGGCGGAGGAGAATCTGGCGGCGAGAGCGGCGAAGAAGAAACCGGTGGAGATCCGGAGGAAGGAGGCGGTGAGCCTTGACGATTTATCAGGACGTTGAACTTTCAATGACAGGGCATCTAGTCCCGCCCGTCATCCATGTAAAACAGTATGACCACAAGGCGAGAAAAGTGCGATGTGTGCTGTATTCCAACAGCCTCGAATACACGCCGCCAGAGAATATTATCCTTGTATACTCCGGCACCCGGCCGGACGGAAAGTTTTTCTCCTACAGTTCCGAGACCAGCGACCTGATTACGCGGAGTGGAGGCACGGTCATTTTTACGGTGACGGACTTCATGACAAAGACAAGCGGCCATTACCCTGTGGACATCGTGCTCATGGATGAGGACGGCGAAGTCCTCGGCGCGTTCTGCCTTACTTTGTACGTG